CAAGGATTCAAAGTTAATGTGGCTATGGGCTTCTTCGATGTCGTCAATCTTGAACGCAAAGTAGTTAGCCTGATCGACAACGAGGGTAAAGTCCTCGTCATCCAGTTCTTGCGGAACAATCTGAGTACCGCGAGAATATTCTTGCACCGAGATTTCCGGTTCTTTAATGATACGAACGGTATCACCAAAGTTGGCGATTTCGCCAAAGTAGTCATTGTTGGTAATATCTTCTACCACCGAGGCTTTACGAAAGGCCGTCTGGACTTTCTTGGAGTAAATGATCGGGGAGAAATTACCGTTGGGGAGGTTAGCGTACCCCGCCGCTGCACGGAATGCCATTGGTTTTCTCCTTTCTGGCAATGCTGGAAAAGAGCTAACGCGATAGCTTCAAGGCTGACGGGATAGGGTGAGGTTAGAACCGGCCTACGGAATCAGGTGGTTGAAGGCTTGATGTTAGCCTTTTATTAGAGGAGATCTATGTCTCTACTCTATTATATGCGGTGGTAGTCCCAGACGGGAGGCACCTTTTTAGTATTCTTTGGGCATTATAACATAGTAAATTTCATTTGTCAAGTAAAAAATTAACGTGCGCCCGCAGAAAGATCATAATCAAAGTTACCGCTCTTGCGAGCTTTTTCGATTTCGTCTTCGTATCTTTCGTATTCTCTAGCAGACAACTGCATCACCTTAGACTCTGACCACACATTTTTGCCGTCAGTAGGCTCTTCTGCTCTCTTGCTAGTTTTGACAGACTTAGCAGCATTCGTATCCTGCTTAGTTTCTTTTTTATTGTTTTCAGATTTGTAAAGATCAATAGCTTTAGCAGCACCTAAAAAATCTGTGTCATTTTCATATAAGGCGCTCTGAATCCATTTTGGTTGATCGGCCACCCACTCATGAAAATTTTTATCTTGTCTCAAGTCATCATAGTCGGGGTGTAAGCGAGCAAGTTCTTTTTCCGCTTTCTCTCTTTCAATCTTAAACTCTAGTTCTTCTACCCGACGTAACTTACTCTCTACCTCGCCGCTGGCTTCCATCGCCTTTTTAGTGGCAATAGTTTCAACAATCTTAGCTACGTCTGGATATTTTTCGGCCCACTGATCTAGCTCCTCGTCACTTTTCGGCAGCTTTACTTGTTTTTTGGTAAGAGCCTCAATCTGCTCTTGCATCTGCCTGATGGTGCGATCAGTGTCCTCTTTGATACGTTGTTGATGACGGCGTAAATCACCGTACCGTTTTTTGAAAGTTTGCTCCTCAGCGTCTAAATTTTGATCTTCTTGCTCTGCCTGTTCCTCAACGGGTTGTGGGTTTCTTTCTGCCTCTAGCCTGGCAATCTCTTGTTCGTCCTCCGCAACATGATCTCTTTTATACTTAATGGTTGCAACTTGATCTTCTTGTACTTCCGCCATAGTCATAGTATTCTCCTTTTTGGGGGTCTTTAGTAGCCTGACACCATGTCAGGGGTAAAAAGTAGCCCGAAAAAAATTTTACTCGTAAAACATCAGACCGCCACGAGCAGCGGTTTTTACGTCCCTAAAACCGTAACCAGGGACAAAAACTTTGTTTTCAAAAACAGGATCGGCTTTTACAATCGCCTCTTCAACAACGTCTTTAATGATTTTTACTTTGGTATCGTCTGCTTCACCGCGATCATCCTCGCCTAGCTCTTGCATGGTCGGTTCATCAACGTCGATACCGATCATGTCCTCCAAGCTAGTTTCCCCGCCTGGTACACCCGCACCACCGTCTTTACCTGGGGTGATGTCAAACGTAGCAGCTTCTACTAGCGCCCTGCCAGCGATGTCAGCCATAAGCCCTGCACCACCAGGTAATTTGCCTCCAATTTCTTGCAACGCTTGCCCGGTTTTTTCTACAAAACTTTTTTCGCGGGGCGGCTCGTAGCTTGTATCGAAAGGGGTTGCGCGACCTTCTCCCATTGCTAGTTGCGCCGGGGTAAGATCTTCCTCTTCGTCCTCACCACCTTCATCCAAACCAGAGCCAAATCCTTGATCGCCCATGCTAGGCCCAGCAAAACCAGTGTTATCGGGGTCCATCTCATCAGTAGCATCTGGATCTTCTTCAGACCCAACTTCCCCGCCGCCATTAAACATCGGGGCCATCATGCCACTAGGATGACGCTTGGCTACTATAAGCGTGGCTTTTACTTCTTTATCCGGCTCAAGGTATTTAGTTTCTTCATCGTCCTGTTCTACTAGACCGTTTTCATCTACGTTTTCGATTAGGTCGAGATCTTCCATCTGCTGTAACTGAGCCAGGGCATCTTTGTGAAACTGCACAATCTGAGCCAGCCCATAATATCTTACGACGTTTGCTGGCAGCACATATTCACCTGTTGAGAGGTAAGCTGGAATATCATCAGCCACTTCCTCTGGAGTCGCGCCGGGAGGTGGGTCAGCCGGCTCTTCGTCATCATCTTTGACAAAATCGACCTCTTTCTCTACAGAGCCTCCAGCGGCTTTCTCTGGGCGCGGTTTTGGTTTAGGCGGCTCTGCTGGGATCAAACTATCGCTGGCCGAATCGTACACGATGCCGCGTTGTTTCAGTTCACTCGGTTTGTAAACAACACCAGTGCTTAACACCGGGGACAAAGTTTGATCTGAAGTGCCAAAAAGAGACGAAGTTTCATCTTTTACCGTTGGCGTTTCCCCGCGGTTCAGCGCCTTCACCATTTCCACAGCAGCTTTAGTAAACTCTTCTTTCGTATCATACTGCTCTGCCAGTGCGGCCCCAACTTTATAATTAACAATATCTCTATCCGCTTCCTCTAAAAGCTGGTTGTAATAACTAGCGCGATAGGGGTCATCTGCGTCTGGATCTAAAAATCTTTCGCCTTTGGCGATTAGCTGATCCATAACCTCAGTGGCTTCTAACAAAGGCTGAAACTGATCTTTTTCAATATATTTTAAATAACCCGCACCGAGGATATGTCTTAGCGTGTCACCACCTTTCAGACCCAACTGTTCGCTTTCAGTAAACCGTTTAGCATCTTGGCGGGCAACTTCGGACTCTTCATAAGTGCCTAATTTTTTAGCGACTAAATTTCTTAGGTCAGTAGATGATTCAATATCATAATCTTCATCCTTAACTGCCGTACCACCCTCGGCCATAGTCACCGGATCAACCTCTTCCGACAACATCAACTCTTGGATGAAGTCTTTGATCTTGGTTTCTTTGTTGCCTTCTTCAGCCATAATCAATCCCTCTTTGATGACCCCTGCACGTCCTCTTTCATCTGGCCAACTTTTTTCAGTGCAGTAATAGCGCCCTGCGCCCTGTGTATGGTAGCAAAGTCATCCGACTGCTCCAGCACACGATAATGTTCTTGTATCTTTTCGTTAACGTATATTTGTAAAGTTTCTTTAAAATGTGGAGTGTTTACTAACGGTAAAAGTTTTTTAGCTACTGTGATGTTCACTTATCCACCTACTTGTTGTAGAGCCTGTAATAATTCTGGAGGTAGTTGTTGTTGCTGTTGGGGCTGTGGCTGGGGCTGCGCCCCACCACCTGTAGGCGCACCTTGCTCACCCGGTGCCGGTGCTTGCCCAGTGCCTATCGTGCCACCACCTGTACCCATCGGGTCTTGACCAACCGCCGCTTCAGATTGCTCTGCTGCCATCTGTTGTTGCATTTGCTGTAGCAGCATAGCCTGACGGAAAGCCTCCTCGGGTGAGTTGGCAACCTTATCTACATCCAAATCCATCGTTGCAGCGATCTCGCGCATGATGTATGGGAACTTCGCGAACGGTGCTAACACAGGGTTACTAGCAATCTGCAAGAAGCTGATTAGACGCTGTGAGCGGACTTCGTTTTGCATGAAACTTTCAGTGCCACGAGCGCGGATTTCTAGGTCGCCTTTGATCTCTGGATCAAAATCAAATTGCATGTTAAATGCAAACATCGCCTCGCCTAGCGGACGCAACAGATAGTCATCGAAGTTTTTGATGACGGTTCTGATAGAGCCACTAGCTGCACCCATTAACATAGAAATGCCTGATGCAGTTCGACCAGTGCCGGTCACGCCTGTTTGACCATAAGAAAAAGAGGGCAGACCCGAAGACTCGTCAGCTAAAACTCGCGCCTTATCAAACAGCATCATGTTTTCGCTAGACACATTCGGGAACTTTGTGCCAAATATAGCCTGACCCGGTGCGCCACCTTGACGGCGAAAAACTTTACCAGGATACACAGTTAGATCTTGACCTGGTGTTAGGTTAGACTCATCAACTTCAATCAGCAGGTTGCCTGATAGGACAGCGTTGTCCACCGCCAACCGCATGAAACCATTCATCAGGGTTTGCGTGTCGTCCATGTTTTCAGCCAACCCGACACCGAAGAACGAATACGGGTTAACTTCATAAGGAGTCGCGAAGTAAGGGATTCTTTTAGGCGTGAAAGGGTTAATAACAAGCCGGAGAACTTCTCCGTTACAGACCCAGCAATTGATTTGAACTTCGTCTTCATCTTTGTAATCATCAGGAATCTCCAAGTTATTATCGCGAGCGATCTGTGCGTCGATGGTCCCCCAGAACTCTAGTACCTCAAATCTTTCAATATCTGTGCCGGAGTAAGCAGCATTACCCTCTGCCGTCTGGTTATCATCCAGATCGTTCTCCCACCACTCACGGGTGTAGTCGGGACCATATTTGATTGCTTCTTCGATAGCACTGGATCTAAAGTACGGACGCTTCTTAAGGTAACGCATCTGAGATCTAGTCATGCGATGACGCTCCACAACGTAATCACAATCGTACATGCTATAAGCGTCAGGGTCTGGGTAGAAGTTCCAGAGAGAGGTGTACTCAACTTGCGGAACTGTTTTTAGTGTAGGGTCATATTCTCCGTTTTCATTCCAGTTGGAATATTCTTTGTCGAAAGCAAACGGCCCTTTCATGATACCGGTGCCAAACGCCACGCACTCAAAACAACTGAAGCGTAAATGCCGGGTAGCAGCAGACTCTTCTAACTGATCCTTAATTTTCTTTTCCATCTTTTTAGCGGCAACCATAGCCGGATGGAATGTGATAGCGGATGGTGTAACCCCTGGCCCCTCTTTCAAACCTTCCATATTCTCAAGGTCATCTTGCAGCGGACCTAAACGATCTCGTAAAGTGTCTACAGTATCGCCAGGTTGTAGATCCTTACCGTCACCAGGGAACCCGTAAACATTAGAGAACTGCTCCATAGCGGCATTGTCTTGCACTTCTTTGGGGTCGAAGTGAACTGTGTCTGCTACACCTTCTGGTAAAGTGGTAGGCTCAACACCGATAGGAAATCTATTTTGACTGAACAGAACGTCGATTAGCTGACCGTAAGCAGCCAGCACTTTCGTTTTCGTAACCTTAATAAAAACACGCGACTTTTCAGTATCAGTGAACTGAACATCAGGGCCATAAATGCCACGATAGTTTCTGTACGCTTGAAGCCACCGCGACTCATCGTGATATCTCGCGTCCTTTGCTCTCTCAAATCTATCTTCAATATAGCTAACTATATTGCTATATTCACCGCGCCCCTCGTCTCCGGTATCGTCTAAAACATTGATCGTTTCGTTTTCGTATTGTTCTGCCATTGTAAATCCTTAATATCCAAACCTAGAATCAGAGGGCGCCCATCTTGTTTTTGGCATATTATCAAACGCGGTTCGCAGGTTTGTAGGGCGAGATGAAACCATGTAACGCAAAGCATCGTAGGCGTGATCCTCGGCGTTGGTATCTACGTCTTCAGCATTGCGCTTGTCTAAAGGAATAGACGAAATCTGGTCGATGATATTTCTACAGTTAGAAAAAAATCTGAGGCCGGGTTCACCAGTATCCTCGTCTTGCATCAGCCTTTTATGGATTTCGATTTTACCGCTGACGCGCGAGCCTGGTGATCTATCAGAGGGTCGGAACCTACAGCCTTCCGCATTAAGCATCTCTGCGATGGACGGGCCGCGATCACCTCGTCTTGCCCAGCAACTGCTATCTAAGACAGCATCGTAGATACGGCCATCACCTAACTCTAAATCGACTATCTGGCGACCTAGCTGGTCGGCTGTCAATCGGTTGACATATAGCTCTCTATAAATCCATATATTATCGTCGTAATCAACAGCGCCCCAAAGGACGGCAGAATGAGAAGCAAAACCAAAGTCAGCAGCACGAATTTTAGTCCAGCCGCTAGGAATCTCAAACGGATCGACAACATGGATTGATTTGTTAAACTCAGGGAACGCGCCATCTGCTACGATATCCCAATCACCGTAAAGATACTGTTGCTTCATTACATCAGGTAACTGAGCCAGCATCGTAACATAGCTATCGTCTTGGGTAAGATATGGATTATCCCACACAGACGCCGGAATAAATTTACGGGTCAACTCTGCGGTGAGTGTCTTGCCGTCTAGTTCATACTCTACTTTTTCAGAGAACCGCGTGTTTGGTTTAGCCGGAGAGATGAATAGTTCTTTTACCCAGCCTGACCCCCTGTTGCCGGGGTTGCCGGTGGCCCGCATATGTAGCGGGATGGTAGGGTCCGCAGAACGCAAAGAGGATCGTAAGAAATACCAAATATCTGGGGTTGGGTATTGTGGTAACTCGTCAACCCCTATCCACGAATACGACTGACCTTGATAACGCAGAACGTCCTGCAAGTTTTCGCAATACCCAAACTCGATTCTTGCACCGCTGGGAAAGTGCCAAGTATTTTCTTGAGTTTTAAACTTCGCACCTGGGACCGCTTTCGGATAAATTTGCTGAGTCTGAAAAATAACATCTCTCAGTTCCGGCATCGTGCGTCGAATTAATAATGCACGAGAGGTAGGCTTATCCACAAACCGTAAAGGAGCAATAAGCAAGCTATAAGTTTTGCCACCCCCACGAGCGCCACCATAAAATACTTCCCTCTCGTTTGATCTGAGGAAATCAGTTTGAGGGCCAGGGTTAGGGCGGAACGCAACTTCTCTATTATCTTCAACAGGCAAATCCTCAAAAGAAATGATGTTGGATGGAGAGGTCGTTTTCTTTTTAGCTCTATCTAGGCGGCGCTTCGCCTGGTCTGCTTTAATCCTAGTTTGTTTCTCAGTTTGTTTAAGATCCTCCAGCTTACGCTGAGTAGGAGTGAGTTTCTTACGGCGTTTTTTTCGCCGGTCTTCAAGCTCTTCTTCTGTCCATGAAAGTTTATGTAATCTAGTTCCCGATAGTTTTCGACCTGTTTCTGTTTCCAACCACGCTGCAACAGATCTAACCGAACGTCCTGCTCGAACATGTTCAATCGCCTCACCCAAAAGTTCTAACGCCTTTGGATCTGGAACGTGCCAACCTACGCCGTCCTCATCTACCTCTCTATCAAAACCAAACGGCAGTTTACCTCTGGCTTTGTATTTTTCAGACCGGAGATGATTAATCTTCGGGTGAGCCATCCGCATCCTCTAGCGGCGGCAAAAATACGATAGCCGCCCCATTTGTTTTATGTTCTACTTTCTCAGTCTTAACGATGCCGGTGCGATCTAAAATCTCTTTCGCAGCAGCTAAACGGTCTTTGTTGCCAAGGGCCGTAGGATCATCCAAGATACCAGACATGGACAACACAGCCTTCGGAGCATTCGCAGCAAGCATATATTCAGCACGTTCAATGATTTCGCTTTTGAGATTACGGATCAACCGAGCCGGATATTCAGACTTGGCGTACCCCGCCATGTCCATAGCTTGTCGGAAGTTACCTTGCGCATCACCAAACAACGCATTCAAAAATTTTTCCTGCTGCTCTGTCATTTTAATACTTTGCTGTTTTGCTGGCCTTTAGGACGCCACGCTGAGTAAAGCCGCCCTGCTTCATTTTAGCCATAGAGTCTGCGTGTTTCATAATTGTCTTGGCTTGCTTGCCGTGCAACTTAGAGGCTTTTGCCAGTTGACCAGCAACCTTTTTGATACCTTTTACACTCATGACTTTGCCTTTTTACCCTTGGTGTACAGCGGACCACGCCGGGTAAACATGCCACCTTTCCGTCTATTGCCACGCATCATCTCTTCATAATCTTGCAACGGATCAGGCGAGTCAGGGAAAAGACGGCGAGCCTCTTCTTCTCTCATCTCCATCGCACTTTTACCGGTCAAACGGATACCGGTCGCGCGTTCAATAGCGCCCCTAATATCGTCCTCGCCAGCGCGACGACTTCTCGTTTGGATGGTTCTAGGACCTTTCTTCTCCGCTGCGCGACGATCAGCAGCCCTCTTTTTAGCAGCAGCCTCTTTTTTCCGCGCCAGACTAATTTCGTTTTCTCGCAACTCGCTGCCTGGTGTGGGTTTCAACTCTCTCTTTTTAGTGATAGGGGCGGCGCGTTTTTTAGCAACAGCAGTTTTGGTCGGTGCTGACTTCGGTTTGTCTTCAGTCTTTTTTCTACGACCCATTTGGCCTCGTCCTGCGGTGCCAGGTTTTTTAGCAGCAGCAGTGTCGGGTTTTTTAGCCCGTACTTTTTCGCTAATATTTTGCAAAGCTCGTTCGCCAGGAGGGGTGCCACCTCCTAGAATGGACTCAGTAGATTTAGGGGCAGCCGGTGGCGGCGGTGGTGTTTTAGTGCCTTTAAAGGCATCAGGGTTATTTTTTTTGAGGGCGCGGATTTTTTCTAGGGCATTGTTCATACGCAATCGTTGCACATCTTTAATATAAGGACTGTCCGTTTTGCCAAACTTTTCTTTAGCCGCATCGTATTGTTTTTGTAGCTTTTCCATTCTAGCTTTCAGAGTGGTGCTACCTTTTCTCTTCCTGTTCATCTGTGACATTAGAACCCCTACCTATATTTTCTAGTCTTCGCTGCAATCCGTTTAGGCTGTTTAACAAATTGCTTACCAGCTTTGGTTCCCTTGCGTTTAGCACGAGTAGTAGCAGCGTACTCAGCAGGGCTAAGTGCCTTGATGGCTTTTTCTGGTAGATATCGCTCACCAGTCTTTGACGATTTTTTGCCCGACTTGGTGCGCCATTTTTGTTTCGTCCAATCCTTCAGACTTTGCTGTGATTTTTTAAGTGCCATTAACGGCCCCGTTCATCTACACGATGACGGTCCTCATGCTCTTCAAACGCTTCCCAAAGCTCGTCAAGGTCATCAGACATCCGCTCTACGTCTTTAGCCATCAGAGCAGTCTTTTGCATCATCTTAGACATCATCTGACCCATGCGCTTATGCTCGGCCAACTCTTCTAAAATTCCTTCAAGTTTACGCTGATGCTCTGCAACGTCACGACGAAGATTAACATTTTGCTCGATAGCCATTTTAGAAGATAGACCGCCTACATCTTCTTTTAGACTCTCAACGGTGTGTGCTTGTTGAGACACCCACCAGATAATACCTGCTGCCTGTAAGATGACCGTAATGATAACTGCAATCGGGATTTTGTTGTCAAAATTCATTTCTTACGAGCCTCCGTTTTCTTCTTCATCGCGTTGATGTACTTACGATACACCGCCGCTGCGCCAGTCTTTTTTGCAACCCTGGCTCGCTGTTCCATTGCTATGGCAGCTTGAATCTTATGCGCGTGAGATCTCCCTGATCGTTTGATCTTAGATACAGATGCCTCGGCATCCTTGGTGGTAGCAAACTTCAATCCGGTAATGGTGCCTTTCGGGTTCTCATCCGTGTAGAGATCCGAGTGTTTCTTAGACTTGGCTGGTTGCCCTGGCTTACGAGGTACACGCCTCATTTCTTAACCAGACCACCCTTCTTCATGAAACCCATCTTATTACGCACAGCGGTAGGCAGTTTCTTCAGACCCTTGCCCTTGGCTCCGGTTGGCACCGGCTTCAGCGACCCGCCGGCAGCTTTAGCCGCGTACTTCTTAGATTTGCGTTTAGTGCCGTCTGCTCTCTTTACCATGCCTCTTGCCCTCGCTGATGCTAACTCAGTAGCACCTAGTTTTTTCCCGGCTCTGAGTTTTTTTCTAATGTTTGCTGCGCTAGGGGCAGTCATGACCTATACCCACCACCAGCTTTCTTATATGCTGCGGCCAGCATCTGAGCTTTCCTAGCAGACCACTGACCTGGCTTGCCACCCTTTGACCCAGCTTTAATTCTGTTAAATTGACGCTTACGCATTTCAGGTTTGGTATAGTTACCAGCCTCGTTAACTCGGCTCTTCGTCTTCTTCTTCCTCGTCGTCTTCGCTGGCATCATACCCCCCATGAAAATTATCGTAGATCGTATCTAGCTCTCTAAAGTCCTCTGACTCTGAAGAGAACTGCCGGTGAATAGGCTCGAAATCAGGTCGCTCACCACCAAGCTCGAAAAAAGCAGGGTCGTAAAACTGACTACGATTATTAGGAACGCCGACAACGCGACCACAATTAAGTTTGCATAGATGAGTAATTTTATTTTGTCGATGATCGTCAGCGTACTGGCTATTAAAGTAGTCAAGCGAGAACCAGTACCTTCCTTCATGCTTTTCACCATTAATCAACGCGAACATCGGTAGATCGCGAAACATGTCAAAACGCACCACGGAGAAATTAAACGAGGCGCAGTCCCAAGGCTGGATCTCATAGTCAGACCAATCGTCATCACACTCTTTGGTCACTATGGCCCGTAAAGGCATTCGACTCCAACCATACCCACCGTAACCAGGTTCAGTAAAGCAAACCTGGAAACTTAACTGCCTTCCCATGTAACTCGTTACAGCATGGACAAAACCACTAAGGTATTCTCCGTGTCCTCTCTTATCCCCCGTAGTATACTCACGGCGAATAAGCACCCGTTCAAACGGGATGTTCTCTGTGAGAAGAGACATTAGTATTTAGCCATTTTACCTTTTCTGGCAGTCATGGTTTTTTTCTTCTTCATCGCAGTACCACCACCCATTTTTTTCATGGTGGTTTTCTTGGTCATCATTTTTTTACCTGAATGTACTGGCATTTTCTTCATTCCCCCTTTTCTAGCGCCCACTCTATTGGGCAGGTTAATCACTGGCATCTTCTGCCTCTCTACTGTGACACTCACATTTGCACACAGATTCATCACAGTTAACTTCTACGCAGCTATCACACCTATCTGTCATAGCACAGGGCCTCCCTCGTTCCATTTGGTTCGATGCGCCCAGTATTTAGCAGACAACTTAGTTTTTGGTGCAGCGCCGTGCCGAGCATAGTAAGATTTCTTTCTAGCCTTATCCTTGGCTGTTTTAGGGTTTTTACCAGCACCACGCACACCCTGTTGTCCGAAACGGATCAGCTTGACCTTATCACCTTCTTTTGCTAGAACAGCATGACTCTTAGTTTTATGCTTTGGGGTACGTTTAGGTTTGTTATATCCAGAAAACGTCTCACCCCTTACAGTGATAGCCATGCGTCCCTCAAAAAAAGTAGGGGCTACCCGTCGATATGAAACGCCCCTTTAAAAATAGTTTCTGCAATCACCAAACCAGAATAGGTTAAACTTGCACACCCAAGCCCCGCAAGACAGAGATACACAAGCCAACGGGTAATTTACGAAGCATTATACACTATATAATTTTAAATGTCAAGTAAAAAGTTTATATATTAGCAAAATATCTGTATCTGTACAAGAGTTTTATGCCATAGTTGGCCAAGAATAACTTTATATTATATACAATCTTATATTTAATATAATTTATTAATAAATACAATTCCCCTCGTAAATCATATATCAGATTTGATACTTCGTTTTGATACTTCGTATCAATCTAATACAAAGATTGTATCATATATAAATTAAAAAGTCAAGCAAAAAACACATATATGAGATAACTTTTTTGGTAAACATAATTCTGTACAGATAAATACCGGGTTACCCGCCCCATGTGTTGACATTGATTTTTTAGAATTTTGCATAATGACGTAACGCATACCACCCAGGGGCCAGGTGGCGACCGCCCCACCTTTATCTTTTTGAAGGTTTGAGGGTTTTAGGGCCAGGCCGGCGACCCTTTTTTTATTATTAGGGCCGGCCGGGGTCCCTGGGTCTATTCCGAGGCCAGGGATTAGGGTTTTTTTCGACACAAAACAGGCCGACCCCGTCTCTTGCTAGATAGTACACCCACAACCCTATTTGCCGACCAGGTAACCGACCAGGTAACCGACCAGGTAACCGACCAGGTAACCGAAAACGGCTCACCAGGTAGCCGCGTCCTTTGGTTGTATTTCTAACTAACTTATTGAAAACAAACAAAACCGAAAATTTTTTTCCAAAAAACTAAAAAAAAATCTTGACAGGTTTTCGGATGGTAGAATATCAAATCCTTAGTTTCGTCAATCTAACCAAATGGAGAGAGATCATGACCAAGAAAGCATTCAAAACCACCAAAGAGCTTCAAGCCGACGTTGCCAATGCGGTGATCGCCCAAATGCAAACCCACGGCACAGACTGGTTGAAGTCATGGCAAGGCGTTGCCGGTATGAACCCTCTGAGCATGTCCACCGGTAAGAATTACCAGGGCATCAACTGGGTCATTCTCAACATGTACCGCACTGCGCGAGGCTATTCTTCTCACCAATGGGCTACGTTCAAACAGTGGAAGACCCGTGGCGCCTCAGTCAGGAAAGGTGAGAAAGGCGTTGGCGTGGTTTTCTATAAGTCAATCACGATTGAAGACAAAGAGACCGGCGAGGAAAAATCTATTCCAATGCTCAAGTTTTACACCGTGTTTAACTCCGAGCAAGTTGACGGATACACAGACGAAACCCCGGCGTTTGTTCCGCGTAATGATGTTAGCGTCGCGGATGAGTTTACCGCGCAGTGTGGCGCCAAGGTTCAAAACGTAGACTTAGCCTCCGCCCATTACGCTCCAGGGCCGGACCATATCAATATGCCCTATCTCCAACAATTCGACACACCGGAAGATTACCAGGCAACATTGTTGCATGAGTTGACCCATTGGACCGGTCACAAGTCTCGCCTGGATCGCTTCTATAAAAACGAAGACCGCACCAAAGACTACGCGATGGAGGAATTGGTGGCGGAGTTAGGGTCGGCCATGTTGTGCGGGTCGCTGGAAATATCTTCCACGCCTCGCGTCGATCATGCCAAGTATTTAAACAATTGGATGCAGGCGCTCAAGAATGACCCCGGCGTCATCTTCAAGGCCGCCGCCGCCGCCGCCAAAGCCACCGACTATCTGGTGGCCCTGGCCAACGAAACTAAGGCCGACGCCGCCAAGGTTCAGCAAATCGCTTGAGGTTCTTACAATGGGCCGGGGTTGTATCAGACCTCGGCCTATGATAAGACCCTTAACCAACCAACCAACCAAACGGAGAGACACCATGAAAATCACCCAAGAAAAATACGGCGACCGCATCATGTTGTACGCGGGGGACTACACTATCCCGTGCTATGGCGAGCTTGACCAAACCGCCTCTATCTCGGTTGAGTTCTATGAATATTTCGGGCCTTTGCATGACACCGTGCATAAGCAAAAGATTAAGAAACCTAGCGGCGCGGCTACATGGTCCGATGTTTTGAAACACCTTGTCGAAAAACGTCTTTTTGATCTGTGCGATATTGGTGCCTTATCAGCTTAGGTTCTTGAGGCTGGGGCAGGGTTGTCATATCCTGCCTCAGAACAAGACCCTTAACCAACCAACCAAACGGAGAGAGACCATGATTGAAGAGTTCAAAAAGGGTGATGAGGTCATTGTTAAAATTGGAAAGTCCTCTGATAGAGAACTACAACAACTATCTAAAAAATTCGGTGATACTGCCAGCGGTGTAGTTATAGGACAAACTGGTAAAATCGTTATGATAAAAACTAATAAAGGACAAATAAATCCTTTTATAAAAGATGTTATGAAAGAAGAAATTGGCCCGGCTTCCGGTGACTAGGTTCTTGATGATGGGCCGGGGTTGTCTTACTCTGGCCCATAACAAGACCCTAGAAACCAACCAACCAACGGAGAGAGACATGGACAAGATCACCACCGACAACCAACTTGACGCCTACTGCTTGGACCTTGCCAAGAGTATCGTTGAGGAAACTAAGGATCAGGAGCGCCGCCGAGATTTGGCCCACGAATTTGCCGATCAATCAGAGCATGTGATCTATTATGGCAATGCCCATTCAATCTGCCAGCATTGCGATATTAGTAACGGCGAGGATTTTTTCGACGAGTGTTACGATCACGGGCCGGTCAAGAGCTATGACGAGATCGCGACCATCATGGCCTATGGTGAAATGCAGTCCCGAATTTTATCGGCGTTAGATAAGATCGAGGAAGAGGCCGACGATGACCTTGAGGAGGAGGCCGACAATGACTGAGGCGGTGTGGACGACACTGCTCGCGGGTTTGGTAGGGTTTATGCTCTACCTAGCCGCCGCCTGGGTTGCCCAAGATATGTTTCCGGCGGATGTTTTAATTCTGCAACAATCGGAAACCTTGTCATGACTGAGGCGCTTGGAGTAATCTTAGTCATTGGGTTGACTGCTTCCGTAATTTGGTTAGCCGTTGACCAACTGCAATCTATCATCAGAGGAGAGTTCAACCAATGAAAACGCCAACCTATAACAAGAAGGCCGTGGATGCGGCAATCAAACGCGACCCCCGTATCAAACCGAAAGAGGCTAAGGCTATTCACGCCTTGTTAAAAGGCCGCCGGGGCTAGGTTCTTGAAGCTGGGGCGGGGTTAATATACTCTGCCCCAGAACAAGACCCTACAACCAAAAACGGAGAGAGAAGATGACGGAAGATAATGTGGCAAACCCCGACAAAAAAACCGTGGGTGACCTAGCCTTTGATGACATGGTGACCAAAGTTTTACAGACCAATTGGTCATTCGTTCAACGGTTAGTGCGTAATGCGATGAGCGACGTTGAGGGTGATGCGGACTGCACTCAGGAAATAGGTTACCTTTCGAGGTCTGCGCTTTGGTGTGTGCTAGAGGACCTGATGGACGCAGAACAGGCGCTTGAAAAGATTGAAAAGTTCCAACAGAAGTTTGACATGACCCAGACGGAGAGTGGAGATGAATAAATATAAATCGTACCTAATCTTCCCCAAGGCTATCCAACAATTCAAATCGAAGTGGCCGGCCAATGGGTTTGACGAGGAATTGCACACCATTCGCTTTGAACTGGATGCCGGCGACAATCTGGTTGACATTGAGTTTCAAGACTACGATACCAACCCTCTTGATGATGAGGCGTTTGACGACTACGCCATTGGCGCACTGATCGAAGACGCTATCATCTATGGCTTAAACGTAGGCGAGAACCGGTTCAATAGGTTCTATGTGTTCAACCGGTATCATGTGGGAGATAAATAATGCAGATCGCTTTCGTTGGATATATGGACATTACGCGCGACGACCTTAAAACCTTAGCGAGGGAACATGAATTGCCAGTGATGGAGAAAGAGTCGCCGGATGACTATGCAGTCCGCCTTTGCAATACAATCTTGGATCGCGCTATTCAAACATCTTGGACCGTTGTCGAGATATCAAACCATGAGGTAGATGAGACAAGCGATTTCGACGATGAGCGCACGGAGGGTGCGCGATGGTGACCGATCTTTTCATCTATTTGTTTCTGTTCGTGATGCTGTTCGTTGTCGCAATCGTAATGGTGGAGCAGTACTACATCATTCGAGAGATCATGGACGACATCAAACTTGCGAACAGGGTCATCGAAGAAGCGGACAACAAGAATAGGTGCGACAGTTTGTCGCAGGCTAAACCGATTGAATAAGCTGGACAGCTTCCTAAAAGACCCCCAACCTTTAGAGACGTTTCGGCGTCTCTTTTTTTTTGTTGAGGTGCGAATTGACCCGAGTAAACGATGGATACTTTGAATGGGCGAAGGCGGTCATCGAAGCTAACGACCGTCGAGACACACCGTGTAAGGGAGTTTGTAACTATTCTAATGAACAGGACAAATGCCTAACATGTCACCGAAATTTATCTGAGATTACCGCGTGGCCAAACCTAACCAGGTCAGAGCGACGCGAGATGATGCAAGCGATCAGAGCGAGGCGAGATGAAACAACCTAACAGACAGGCATTCGGGGATGCAGAGCAAGCCGCCGTGGCTGAGGTCATGAAATACTATAGCAGCAAAGGCGAAGACCCACCGTATCAGGGCAGGTTTGAGCGACGGTTTGCACTCCGGTTTGAGATGCAGATGGATGGCGGGTTTGCTGTCCCGGTAGCGACGGGAACTGGAGCTTGCTATCTAGCGTTAGCCGCACTCAAGACCTTCTATAA